TAGTTGTGTCTAACTTAGTACTATAGGGTGAGGTCGTTTCGAACGTCGAGATTTTGGTACTTCCCTAGCACTGCGCAGTGGTACCGTGAGCGCACGAAGTTAGTTGTGTCTAACTTAGTACTATAGGGTGAGGTCGTTTCGAACGTCGAGATTTTTGGTACTTCACTAGCACTGCGCAGTGGTACAAAAATAAGCAGTTTATACACATGCTTAGGTGTAGTGTTTATTCATAATTTAAAGGTGCAATGAAATTGATTATTATATTTGTCAAATTAGTGGTTGGTGTATATATTTTTATTTTACCATTCTGTATTATTCCATTACTTAGAGTAGTAGAATTCACTAAAACAGGAAATGCAAAACCATTCACTAAATAACTATTATTAATGTCAAGTATATTTAGTGGTGCACTTATACTGCCACTTGTTGTTTGAGGGTTAGTATAATAAATACTCATAGCACCAATCATGTTATTATTTTTTATTTGTATACTACCATGAAATTCAGGATTTTCTGTCTCTGATAATTCTAACCGTGATATATAAGTAGGTTTTGATATATTACCGTCTATAGTGGTTACATTTAATCCGTAACTTTTGTCCATTGAAATAATGTTATTATTTTCGTGCATTCCGGTTAAAGTAAATATTACAAATCCACGTCCAATCATAGAATTTGAAAAAGTGAAAGTAATATTTTTTAATATAGTAGAATTATTATACCACATAATTTCATAGTAATTTGTCAACTTACTTATTGTATTATGAATACAAGTTTTATAACTATCACAATAAATATTTTTAAATACGTTTGAATGTGAATGTACTTTTAATAAAATACTATTGTTGAAGTCAGTATCTAAATTATGCCATAAATGTACGTTTTCAATGTAGTTATGCTGACCATATACATCAATTCCTATTGTAGCGCCATATCCAAAAACATTGTTTATATTGCAGTCACTACCCTGTATTTCTACACCTACAGTATTTGTATTGGTAGTTTCTATTCTAATAACATTTATATTTGTTTCATAAGCTGTATTTGTTAATATTAAACCACTGCCAGTAAAATTAACAAGTTTAATATTATATAAGTTGCTCTTTTTATAACAGCTTACTTTTCCACCATTTATTATACAATTAGATAATTCGCCATTACCTACAGAGATTGTATTATTTGAGGTAATAGTTCCATTACACATGTCAATAATTGCATTACTTATGTCAATATTTTCTGTAATTAAATAGTTACCACCATGAGAAGTAAGAATTACATTATTTTTAATAGCAAAATCAATAGCATTTTTTAAATTTTCTGTACAATTAGTTTTGCCGTCACCTACGCATCCAAAAAATTCAATGGAATAAGTATTCATTCTTTTTTTAATTTCACTCGTTTCAGTTCTATAATTTTCTAATTGTGCATTATAATTAGCGGTATTAATCCAATAATCTGTATTATTAATTTCCACATTTGCAGGCACTGACACTTTACTCGTAAAGCTATTACCCATATACGTTACCACACTTAACGCTTCATACTGTAAAGCTTTATTCCACTCACCCATAATCTTCGGTACATACCTAGCACCAACATACTGTCTGTTAATTAATCCGTTACTCATATTACTCTTACCTCTCTTTCTTAATAGCTTAATACTAAATGACCATAGTCATAGTTACCAACACCGATATTATTCTCAATATCTAAACCTGTAGTATTAAATGTAATACTCTTCCAATTAGCAGGAATATTATAAACGATATAACCACTATCACTAATAGTAACAAATATCATAGTAGCAAGGTACTCTCTGATAATACTCTCTGCAAAGCTAGTATCATAATTAGCAATCCATTCTTGCACCTGCTTCATTTCCTGCTTTAACTGTTCAACATCATTACTAATAGCTTTATCATTTTCAATCAAGTTATTAATATAATCAACACACTTGCAGATAACTTCATAATAACTTAATTCATCATCATACACTAGTGGTAACACTTTAAAGCACCAAAACCTAAACTCTGTTAAGTTCTTATAATTTGTGTCCATTATTACCTCTCTTTCTCTTTACCATAAAGTAAAGAAACAATCACTACAATCCTCAATAATCATCATATCAATATTGAGAAAAGTTTCTCTAAATTTCTTTAATAAACTGCTATAATTTTCTGTTCCCTGTTTACCTTTAACTGTTTCAATATACTTATCAGTGCTATTAACATTCTCTGTATTATTTCCTGTAACATTTTCAGTGTCATTACTAGTTCTACTACCATTACTTGTAACCGTATCAGTGCTATTATTAGTTGTAGTATTATCTTCATTTACCTTAGTAACTGTAGTCAAAGGAACACTATCAGCAATACCCTGTGTGTCCATGCTATTTTGTGGTGTATCACTAAATCTATTCAAGGTATCAGTATTACTTGTACCACTAGCACTATTCACATCCTTAGTCTCATTGTTATTAGTCTCTGTATTGCTATTAGTCCTATTACTAGTACTACTACCAGCCGTATCCCTTGTACCGCTACTCTCTCTACTCCTAGTCAAATCAACATCATAAAAAGGATTGAACTCAAGTAACTCACTTTTATACAACTGATTGTAATAAGGCATAATTTCATTGAGCTTAGCATTTAATGCAAGTTTCCACCTACCTACAGTCTCGTGTGCAATCTCCCTTGTATAATAATGCTTTAATATCTTCCTGCACAAAACCTGCCTATAGTTTTCGTCAAAGATAGGAAAGTCAAAATTAAAAACCTTATTCCAACATCTATCTAAAATACTATCAACATTATCTGCGCCCTCACTCTCACTCAAGCCCGCACTATTTTCACAAATAAATCGCACCTCTGTTGTATACTTACTCATTATTCTCACCACCTTTGCCTACATCAGTTTCATTACTTAACTTTGCTTCATCAGCGTCATAAGTATCAAGTACCTGCATATCCTCACGATATTCAACACTAATGTTCAGTCTAAACATTTTATTAATCTGTTCGCAAGCCTGCTGTCTCATAAACAATCTTGAATACCTGCTCGCAATAGTTCCACCTAAATTTCTTTGTACTTCATCAGTTATCATTCTTTCTTTTTTAACTGTATTGACATTACTGATACCCAAATAAGTCAATGCTTCATTCCAATACTGCGTCTTTAAATCATACAACTTATCAGATACATAAGGACTTGTAGTATCAAGTGTCTTAATACCACTTAGGTCTAAGTTCTTATCACCGAAAATAAATGGTTCATTTCCCATATACTGTGCATACAGATTTTTCATTACTAACCTTTGATTTTCAGTACAAGTAATAATCTTAGGTGTTTTCTGTTGTATTACATTTACATCGATAGTTCTCTGTATTTCATACAACCTTTTACTCATTTCCTGTACATCAAGTATACTGTTCGTGTGTAGCATATTATTAAAAATAATAACACTGTTGCTAGGGTCAAGTTTCATTTGATACCCGTTCTGCGCAAAGGCTGTTCGAGTAATAGGTATTCTGTAAACATCAAGCGCACCACCTATCATAACTTGCAGTCCTAAATAACCCATAACTTCATCCTTAAAAAATACTGCCATGCCGTCATTGAAAAGTGCTAGTTCTAAAAACCTTGCGTCAATTGTACTCGGTAAGTTTTTCCAATTAAACATTGAAATGCTTAATTCTGTCAGCCTATTAACATACTGTAGGTATGTTCTCTGATTTTGCAGAAATGCTTCGGACTGTGCTTTTCTCCCTCGTCTACTCATTGTCTCACCTCTTTTCTAACTAGGACTGTTATCTAATGAATAGTTACCTATTTCACTAGCATTTTTCCAAAATGTAATACCATTGTTGAATATATTTTTTATTTCAGTTATATCGTTATTGTTACATTCATTTCCTATTATACAGCAATTCTGTGTTTTTGTATAGTTCCAATGTGGTCTACTATTTATGTTTGGTACTTTTACTCTTTTAGTAGCATATCCATATTTATCAAAGTATTCATCAATAATGTGAGCATATTGTGGTGTCACCTGCATTTGTTTATAATAAAAATCCTTGTTCCGTGTAGCAACATCAATTGAACCACTATTATTTCCCCTTGTTTGTGGCGGTTTACTGTATGCTAACATAGCGTCTATGCCATTTTCAACTATACCTGTTGCTCCACTTAATGATAACTCAGGATTAAAACTACTCATTCCTGCAACAACTGTACCAGTGTTAAGTAAAGCTGACATTGTTAATTTACTAGCTGATTGTGCTAACCATGCTTTATATGCGTCAACAGTCCATGCTACTTGTGGGAAATCACTCATAACTAATTTTTCAGAATAATTACCCTCATCAGCATTAGTACCATTATATCCCATAGGAACTAACGCTATTTGTGGATTGCCTACAACACTGCCATATAAAGCAAAATCACAAGTATTTTTTATAAACCATTCATATCTATATATTGCAGAGTTATCACAACAATCTACTGCTAAATAGTTAAAAGGATATGTTAATAATTTTTTATTTTTTGGTGTATATCCACCAATTGTAGTGTTTTTTGCTACTGCATTTACTTGCACACTTGGCTGTGTACTTGTTGTATAAAAATCACTTGGCATTAAAAAGATATTAACAATACTATCTTGTTTGTTAGCTTGTGTGGCTGTATCTAAAAAAGTTAATAATTTCTGTACTTGTTCATTATTATCAATTCGTCCTGCTATATAATCTACACCACTAAATAGCCCACCTTGATAACCACCAGTTTTTTCACCCTCTCCTGCAAAGGTTGTTGCTATTACTGCACTATAGCTATCAAAATGTCCACTTTTACTTATAGCATTACAAACTATCGGTCCTGCATCAATATTTTCTGATACAATATTACTACCTGCATAATCTATACTGCTATGCTCTCTCTCAACAAAACTCTCTTTAAGAGTGCAGTCAAACAGAAACCATGTTTGCATAACATCAATTGTAAAATATACATTACTAACTTTATCATTCACATACTCGATATTAGTAATAAAAGCATAAAACCATTTGCTACCATAGTTAGTATTTTGAAACATCATATAGTTGCAGTTATAAATACTTTCTGCATTAGCACTCATTCTTACAACACCTTGCTGTCCGTTAATTCTCTGAAAACTAGCTTTGTCCATAGTCTTACTAACTTTACTATCAAAATAACTTTTCTGCGCACTTCTGCTTTCAAAATAAATAGTATCTTTATAACTGCTATCTATCGGTACACCACTACACAATTTGATAACACTATTAGGTTGTATCTGCATATCTTCACCACCTTTACAATAGCAGGAAAGCAATCATGCTCTCCTGCCATAAACATATCACGCAACTGTAATAGTCGCAGTACCAATTTTTGTACTATCAAACGTGCTAGTTGCATTAACTGTAATACTTCCTGCTTCTGCATTACTGTTAATCTTAAGCATACCAGTACTTGAGATACTAGCCTTATCATCACCAGCAGCAATACTCCATATAACACTCTGTGGTGCATAGTTGTCAGTATCAACAGCAACACTTAACTGTATCTGTCCTCCTGCACTAACTGTAGCTTCACTAGGTGTAACTGTAACTGTCTTTACAGCAGGTGAACCTGCAACGAATACAGCATTGTTTGAGAATGGAGATACACTAAATGTTTTCCATACATGATACCAGTAGTTCCAATACAGTCCCTCACCATTGTACTGCTCTGTGAAGTTCTGATAGTTGTCGAAAATCATAAACCAATCACTATCTACTAAAACGCAAGGAATAGCGTCAAGTGCTTCAAGTTCTGCCTGTCCTATCTCTGTATAGGTTGGGTCATCAGCAAAGAGAATATTTAATCTCTCAATGTCTAAATCACCAAAACTATCAACAAGTACATGATGTCCGTCAAATTCTGCTCTATCCATGTTAAAAGCACTTGCAAGTACTTCAACATTCATAGTAGCGTCAAACTGTGAATTGACTAACAAATACTGTTCCTGCTTAGGTGTATGGTTCATAACTCCTGCAAGGTTATTCTTTGAGTTAAGGAAAGTAAACTTATTTGATACTCCCTTGATAGTACTAACAATACTATTCATGTTTGCTGTGTTAATAGCAGGAATAGTGACTGGGTTCATCAGTCCATTTAATATATGTTTTGCAAGCATATACTTCATAGTCTGAAACTCGTCATAGTTAGCACCAGTATACATAGCGTCCACAATCTTAGCAATCAAATCTGTAATGCCGTCAATAGACAGAAAAGCCTGTCTCAACTGGTCATTTGAGATTGTAGCTTTGTAGTACTTCTGATAGTTCATAATATGAAATGCACTGCGTACGTCAGGAATTTCACGTTTGAATACATTGGACTCTGCAACCTGTGGGTCAAACTGAAACGGCTTTGCAATATTAACAAATACTTCCTCAATAGACTCACCAAACTCAAGCATACCCTTTTTAAACATAGCCCATGGATTGTCGTATGATTTACTTGTTAAAATTACTCTGCCTATTCTGTTTACAAGTGCAGATAAAAACTCATTCTGCAAAGCAGGGTAGTCCATAATCACTGCACCAATTTCTCTGATTGACTCAGAGTCTGATGTAGCCTGTGGTACATAATCTTTGTAATTTGTACTAGCGTTATTTCTTATAGCATTTAAGATGTTAACGCTTGAATTAGTAAGTGTCTTAATTTTTGGTTTTGTAGCCATAATTCCTAGCCCTCTCTTTCTTTAAATAAATCATCAAAGGAAATTCCATTACCATCATCGGTAATATCTTCCTTTTGTTCCTTAATCACTGTTGCAGAGTCTGTGCCTGCACTGCCCTCAAAAAATCGTGCTTTATATTTTTCTCTCCACTCATTGTCATTCTGTTCATATTTTGTTTTCCAATCAGTGGTATCTTTTGCACGTGTTTCAAGTTCATTGAATGTATCAGTAAAATTCTCAATCATAGCAAGTGTATTATCATCAGCATTGTCACCTGCTAAGCCTTTTACTGCGTTCATAAAATCATCATGTGAAAGTACTGCCATTTTTCTCACCTCTTTTCTATTTAAAATAATGGTCTGCACATCATCCAAACTGGCATACCTTTTCGCTTAGATGATGTAGGCGGTGTAGGCGGTGTAGGCGGTGTAACACCAGTTAGGTATTCATACCAGTTACTAGCATATGTTAATCTTTTACTCAATGCTTGAACTCCTGCTCGTTCTCTTTCATATAGATATGCTTTACACGCTTCGGAAACATCAGTTAATTTTGAAAATTCATCACCAGTATAACTATATCCTAGTGCAGGTTTAGGTATCCATTGTCCACTATAACCATTTATTATTTCTTCCCACATTAACTGTGTCTGTATTTCACCAGCAGCCCAGTCAGAACCTTGTGCGCTTGCATAGTCTGTTAAATTGGTATGTGGTGTCCACTGTATTAGTCCCCACCCGTCACCGCCTTTTTGTTTACAACCAGGGTTTATTTGTGATTCTTGCTGTAAATTTCCTAGCATGCCTGATATGCTTTCAATAGTAAAACCTTTACTATTGAAATATCCATAAAATTCAGTAGCATTATTTTCAAGCTCTGTTTGAGTCATACTAGGGTCTAAACCTATTTTAACTATCCATGCCATTATCTTATACCTAAACTAAAAAGCTTATTCCATGTGTTTTTACCACACTCGCCATCAACAGTTAGATTATAATCTGTTTGAAAATTTTTACAAGCCCTTACACATCCTGCGCCATATTTTGTATCAATGCTACCACTGTAATAACCTAACTTTGTCATAAGTATTTCAAATACTGTTACGTCAATATTTGATACTCCACTCTTTAATAAATTCATAGCATATTCTCCACCTACTTTATCACCGTTATAGCGTAAATGATAATTCCATCCATAACTAGGTGTGTAATATTTTCTTATGCAAATTTCTTTTCCTGTTTGGTCTCCTGCTTTACGTCCTTCTGTAAAACCTCTTTCATCAATACTTGCATGAACTATATGTTCACTATCTGTTGAAACACAAACATGGTGTCCTACTGCTAAATGAATATCACCTTTTTGAAAAGGTCTGTTACATGAAGTAAAGCCACAACGTTTTAACTGTTCATACAAATTTCGTGTTGTACTGTTTACATTTACATTAAAACCTGCTTTAGCAAGTGCGTGCCCAACTAATGAACTACAGTCAAAGTCTGGATTACCACTTCTGTTAATCTGTGAATAGCCATGTGAATTGTCATTTGCTATTGCAATCATATAATTTGTGTAAGTGTCAACTTTACTCATTCTTATCACTTCTTTCTACGTTCAGAAGGTCACACAATTTCTGCAATACTAATGTGTTTTCATCTAATGCAGTGGTAAACTTATCTGTTTCGTTCTTGTGACTTTCATTAAGTTTCATACAATACCATGCCAGGCATAAACACATTACTATAGGAAATCCAACTGTTGTTATAGCCTGCAAAATCATCTGCATTGTTTCCATACTCTCACCACCTCTCTTTTATTCTCTTTTTAATTATATCATATTACTTGATATTTTGCAATATATATGATATAATAAATTAAGATAATTATAGTTAATTTTAAGAAAAAGAGTACAACAATATGAGTGAAAATAAATACTATGACGGAACTAAATTGTTATCAATGAAAGATATAAATGGATTAAAGCCTGAACTATTTTTATGTACCACTAATAGAAGTGGTGGAAAGACAACCTATTTTGGTAGATTGTTAATAAACAGATTTCTAAAGTATGGTAAAAAATTCTGTTTAATTTATAGGTACAACTATGAGCTTGATGATGTGTCTAATAAATTCTTTAAGGATTTACAAACATTATTTTTTAGTAATTACACTATGGAAAGTGAACGCTGTGCAAGTGGTATCTATCATAGTTTGTTTTTAAATGAACAACACTGTGGTTATGCTATAAGTTTAAATAGTGCAGACCAGTTGAAAAAATATAGTCACTTACTTAGTGATACTGATAGTATGCTATTCGATGAATTTCAGAGTGAAACTAATCACTATTGTAGTGATGAAATAAGAAAATTTATCAGCGTACATACAAGTATAGCGAGGGGACATGGCGAGCAGGCAAGGTATCTTCCTGTATATATGTTAAGTAATGCTGTCAGTATTATCAATCCTTATTATACAGAGTTAGGAATATCTGAAAGACTAAACAGTGAGACTAATTTCTTAAAAGGTGACGGGTTTGTACTTGAGAGTGGTTTCATAGAAACTGCTAGTAAGGCACAAAAAGAGAGTGGTTTCAATAGAGCATTTAAGAATAATCAATATGTCGCATACTCAAGTGAGAACGTGTACTTAAATGATAACACTGCTTTTATTGATACTCCTGTAGGAAAAGGAAAGTATATTGCAACCTTAAGATATATGAACCATGACTATGCTGTGAAGCAATTTAGTGAGCAAGGATTTTTATATATTGATGATAAGGCAGATAGTACTTTTAGAACTAAAATAAGTGTTACTGTTAATGACCATGATATTAATTATGTTATGTTAAAACAGAATGATTTATTTATTAGTCAATTGAGATACTATTTTGAAAAAGGTTGTTTTAGATTTAAGAACCTTAAATGCAAAGAAGTTTTATTCAAGACTATTAGTTATTAGGTATCTGCTGTTGTATGTTCACTTGATACTACTAGGTAGCACGTTTGGAAGATAACGCTAGTATGTATTGTCGTAAATGCTGTGCGCTTGTGTTCTGCAATAGTTATAGATATAGAAAAGACAGGAATTTTTTACTCCTGTCTTTTTGCTTTATTTGTAAAAATGATTGTGAATATCTGTTGCAATTAATATGTTTAATGATAATACAATTTCCCTCGTATCTTTTTTCTTTATAAAATCGTATGATAGTAACTTTGTTATGTATAAACCATTTAAGCAATATTCTATTTTATACTGCTCTGCATATGGTACATCATAAAACTCAATTGAACCTCTAAATCTTTTACGTAGTTCCTGCACTACTTTTTCCATTTTATCATTCATAAATTTATCTCTCCTTTGTAAAATAATCACAATCATATTTGTACTTGCAGAAACAACAAATATGATTACAAGTTTTTTCATATTTCTTTGCTTTGTATCTGTAATATAAATCTACTAACCATGTTATCATATTATTTCACCTCATTTCATAAGTCGTGTCCATCAATAATACACCACCTTTAATTCTTTTTGGCAGTAATTTTCCCGGTACACATAAGCCAACTTTAAAATCACTATAGTCTCTTTTTGTTTCTAAAAATTTTAATTCACTTTGCGTATAGTTATCACTCTCCTTTGCTTTATAACCCTGCATTGATTTGTCAAATAAATCTTTGCATTTCTGTGGCATTCCTGCACATTTAATAACGTTGTATGGTTTATCAACAGGAACTAAATCTTTGTGAGTTATGTGTTCTATGTAGGTTTTCTGTCTTGTAAAAATAGCTGTGTCCCAACTGGTCTCAAGTTTCCAACAGCAAAACTTCACGGGGTCTACTGTTATGCCTTTAATCTTATCAGCAGGCAAGTCACAATGTATGCTGTCAGTATCAGCGTAAATAAATCCTGCTTTGTCTACACCATAGTAATTTTTTTGAGCAGCTGTTATCGTAAAGTTTCGTGCATAGGATGTTATTGCACTGCCTGTGGCTATATGTCCCACCTTTTTGTTATTAGCAGGAACTATATAGAATCCAATACTTTCATCCTCTTTTACATATGCAACCTTAAAATTACTGTTGGAACTACTAGCAAGTTTACCATAAAGGTTATTGAGAAACAGTTTTGCTTCTGTACGCTTTGCACCTTTACTGTTCATTTTAATTTCTGCATAATGATTGATATAGTTATCAAATATACCTATGTCAGAGTAAAACCAACATCCGTCTAAGATTTCAAAGTCAACTAGCTCATAGTGTTTTAGCATTAGTTTGTAATCTGTCATAGTTATAGTCATTATCTGCGCAGTATCTTTTATATTACCATCAATATCTTTATAGTATTTATTGTAATTTCCATTTTTGTCTAATACATCACTAGTTGTTAATGGCTCTGTACCTTTATATAAATGGTTTCCTTTTATCTGAATGAAAGGTAACATATTTTCTTTAATATAAAAGCGTGTTTTTATTCTTAAAAAGTAATATTTATTTTCGCCTATAGCTTCATCAGGTATTATATTACCCGTCCAAAAATATGGTTTACCTATTGGAAAATAATTACCACTTTGAGAGTACATCATACTAGGATATAAAGAGTTCACATCTGCTGTCACACCATTATGTCTAACTATATTTTCTTTTCCTTTTACTAAATAGCACCAACCCCCTCTATAGCTGTGACGTATATATTCATCAGCATTTGAAGAACCATAAATATTTTTATCGAGTGTAAATTCATCAAGTGCAGGAAATAAATCATTATAATCATAAGCACCTAGTGAATTTTTATATTCTGCTATACAACATGAACCTATTGTTAGTTTATCGTGTCCATCATTGAATAACTGTTCGAGTGCTTCTTTAACTACTAATACGTCATTAGCTATATAACGTTTTTCATCGTCAGTTATATTACACCCTGCATATCTATAGCCAGTGTATTCCATGTCTAATTTTCGATGTTTTGTTTTAAAAGATTTACCTATTTCTTTTACTGAAAATGGTAATAGTTTTAAGCTATCTCTTAGTTCAATGAAATGGTTATTAACTTTAATAGTAACCATATACCATTGTCCCATAGACGATATAGTATATCTGAAAGTATTATTTTTCATGTATTTTTCTTTTATAAATTCACCTTGAGTTCCGTCCTCGTTAAAAGACTCGTATGCCTGTTCATATTTTAAATCTGTTAATAAATATGATAACCAAAAATTGCCATCAAATTTAAGATTATGATAATAAGCTATTATGTCACAATCTAATGATTTAAAATAATTAAACTGTTCATCTATAGAATGAAAAATCTGGACGTTCTCCGTGTATAATTCTACGCTTGCACTAGCCCATACTTCTGTAGTTTTTTGACCCTCATATACTGTTGTTTCAAAATCACACATAAATTTCCTATAGTTTCTCATATATTATCTAAATCAGTAAAACCAAAATATTCGTTAATATCATTAGTTTGTATTGCCGAAATGCGTGACATATCGTGATTTGACAGTAAAGGTATTAAATCTTCTGTTTTTGCTTGCACTACTTCTGAATATAAACTTTCATTTATACTGTCTATTGCTGTTATAATTTCTGCTTCATTTTGTTGCAAATAGTATTCGTATTGCTCTATTCCAAATTCTTCCTGCATTTGTTTCATAATTCCTAAAACAGTATAGTAAAAATTTTCAAGGTTATAGTCTATAGCTTCACCGCCATGCGTGTATGTTTGCTTTTTACTCGGCAGCGCCTGCAACCTTGAAATAATACTATCTGTAACTGTATAGGTTTCTGTACTTTGTCTTTGTGATATTTCTGTTTGTAAATCCTGCAAGGCCTTTTGAGATATTTTTTTTGGGAATGACTTTAAACCTTGTGTAGAAATACCTTGTTGCTCTGCTTCGACTAATATAGCTTGATATAGTTTTTGATTTTTAGTGAGTTTCTTTGCCATACTTTTTTTCTCTCCTCTACAAATTAATAAGACCCCTGCTAACTTAATAGCAAGGGTCAGCAGTAAGATAAAATTTTATTTTGCTGATTTTACATCAAGTGCACAGTCAATATAAGATCTGCCTGCCTTTGTTGTACCACTAACTTTAAGGATACTAAACTGCTTGCCATGCATGATGTTAGTGATATTATCAAAGCTGCGCTTGAAAGTAGCTGACTGACAAGAGAATACTTCATTGTCTGGAGTAATAATTGATAAAATATCAACAATATCTCCGTTCTCTTTTTCATCTGTAAATGTGAGATAGCCTGCTACTGAAATGGATGTATTGTCCTCTACGTCCTTGAGTGACTTAATACCTCTATCCAATGTCATTAAATACTGTTCTACCTCTGTAAAATCTCTTGACTGCGTGTTAATTGTAATTGCCATAATTGTTTATCTCCTTTTCTTTTTATTCTGCGTCTGTCTGCTCTGTTGTTTCTGTGTCTGCCTGCTCTGTCTCAATCTCTTTACGTGTAGCGGGGTCAAGTATTTTTGCGCCTGCAATAAAATCTGCTTCATCCATTCCGTATAATTGATTAATTTCTGCAAGGTCACGAACTGCAACAATAGTGCAATCATCTGTATTGTAAACTTTTGATAATTTCTTTAAGGCTTTTGCCTTATCATCAATTTTACCATTAAGCATAAAAACTTTTTCAAAAGTATCTGCTGTCTGTGGATTTACGCAAAGTGCAACTGCTTTTGTACTAATAATTGTACGTGTTACCATAGGTTTTCTCATAGTTTTTTCTCCTTTTTCTATTTATTGTGATTTGTAATAAAGTTGTAACACCAATAGGTGTAGTAGTCAAGTTGATTTTTGCAATCTGTTTTGTGATAGCTTGCTATCTCTTGACTATAAGACATGAAAGAAAATCATCTAACTTGTGACGAATTATGATTTTGCAATCGTCACGGTAAATTGTTTCTGTTGTGACGTTTCGCTTATCTGTTCGACATAATACCTTGCGTGTATTAGGGTCTGAAATAAGCTGTGCATATAAAGTTTCTATCATATATTATTCACCGCCTTTTGAGGAGTCCGCACTATTGAATATCGTATTATCTAACAATAGTGCGGTTGTATTAAAGCAAAACGTAACTTTTTTTGTAAATGATGTAATACCTCTTTACATATTATATAGTACAGTATGAATATTGCTATGCTATGTCTAAATTATGAACATTTTATGAACTTTTCCACATTTTGATTTCTACAATTTACGAAAAATTACGAAAAAACTGCTGTCTTTGAGCATAGTAATAAAAATATGTTCTAACACAATAACTCATAAAACGTGCGTCTGATATAGTTATATGTTTAGTAATGCGTGTTTTCTTTTATTTGTCATATTATAAAAAACCTATTTTCTATTATTCTATGATAAATCTTTAGTATGTTATCAGCTATTTCCTTTGATGATACACCACTCAGCATATCATAATCGAGTGTATCAAGGAAAAAACGCTTTTCTCCGAGTTCACGTGTCTTTACTATGACGTACCACATATGTTCTACTGTGGCAAAACCATAGAATACCTTGCCTTTTACTTGTTTAGCGACTTTTGTTGCTATCTCTATAACGAAATCTTCATAGATTTCGTCAATTTGCGATTGTGACATTTTTCGATTTTTGTATAACATTGTATGACCTCTTTTCTACTCTTCTACATCTACGTGTAACATATTTTTTCCTACAATATTTTTAAATTGCAATACTTTCATTTTTGACAACTGTTTGTTATTCAAAATCTGCGATTTTGTATAATATTCTGTGATGTCATACTGAATATCATGCAAGCGAAAACTAGTAGTGGCACTGAGTCTGACTAACGTGCCTAGTTTTATACTATTTGTCATATTTTTCACCTCTTTATTCAATATATACTACAACTACTATCATGCTTTTTTACCTCTTTTCTACCCACTGGATTTTTTATCCAGTGGGATTTACTTTTATTCTATTCTATACTTATAACTAAGTAACTATCAACACTGCCATTTAATGAATATAAGCTAGTCACCAAGTTATCGAAAAAGCAACTTGGAATATCTTTTGCCTCACCTTCCCATACATTCATATGTAATTTATGACTGTATAATTCTATTTCCTGTTCGTCAAGAAGTATTTTAAATAAATACTGCACTGTCATTATTTTACCTCCCTTCTGTTTTCGTCAAGTTCTACAGCGTACTGTAGAAATTTATCTTCTGGAATTCCATATAACTTTTCAGTTACTTCAACATTCTCAAGTTTTATAAACTTGCAAGTTGAATTTTCTGCATTAAATTGTTTTTCAATTTCCTTGTCAGTTGGTGTACCAACTGTTTCAAGTACGTCGCTTCTAACTTCGTTAATCTCAAGGTCAAAATAAGTGACTTCATATTTTGTTACTTTAATTGTGCGTGTAACCATTTTTTGCTTTTTCATGATGATTTTCTCCTTTTCTTTTTGTACTTGTTACTTGCCAATATTATCGGCGATACGAGGGAGTCGGAGTTACACCGACCCACTAGCTTTAAGCTAGCCAGAACTCCTGTCTTGTTTTTGATATATAAAGGTAACCTATAAATCCATTGGTGTCAAATACGTCCATACGTATTGTAAACGTATAGATATTATACGAATTTATAGTCATATTCTCTATTTGATAGTCAATATGACTATCAATAGTCGAATACCAGTTGAACCAATACTGATATATAGCTTTTTTGGCCTCACTAGGCTTTGCGTAGCAATCGCCTAATGTACGAAGTCGCGTAATAGGATGTAATTCACCCTTGAACTTTTTTACTTCAAAAGTTCTATTATTCAGTTCAATTCTTTTCATATCAATTACCTTT